AAGAATTGATTACCAGTACTCTTCTTGGATAACTCTTGTAGTTGCATTAATACTCTCATCAAACCACCAGGGGATTTTAATTTTTCCAAAAGATCATCAACATTCACCCCCATCTTAGCCAGTGATTTACCTGCCATATTATTTGGCTTGATCTTTAGTAAGGCATTTAACATCCCCTTCAAGTAAACGGCGGCATTCTGAGCTGAAGCCCCCTGTAGAGACATGGCTGCCATAGAGCCAGCCACCTGCTCCAAACTAACTCCCATACCTGAAGCTATTGGTATGACCGATTGCATTGCTCCAGCAAAGTCGCCTGCTTCAAGAGCTCCTTCTCGAACAGCTGCTACAAATATATCAGCCACTTGAGTTGCTGAGTATCCTGATTTTCGATAAGCGTTCATACTAAATACTAATAACTTACTCATATCAACCAGATCCCCCAACCCAGCAGTAGAACCGCGAGCAGCTACCTCCAAGATACGTAAAGCCTCTGCTCCTTTCTTAAATCCTGCAGAAGTAATATAATATAAACCTTCAGCCAATTTAGTAGTAGATTGCCCAGTCGCCATAGACATATCCATTATTTCCTTCTTGAATCCCTCAACCTCTTTTCTTCCTACACCAACCAATCCCACAATTTTATTCATGGAGTATTCAAAATCACTCGCCGTTTCTATTGACTTCTTACCAGCATATACAATTGGAGCAGTTAGAGCTATTGAAGCCAGATAACCAAATGTCCTCCATCGTTGAGCTGATCTATAAATAGAGGAGGTCATGTCATCTATTGATTTAGTGGCATCTTTTACTTGACTAGGCAAAGCTCTGAAGGCATCTGACCTCATTTTCATTTCACTCATCCTCTTCTGACGAGCGGTGAGTTCTTCAATCCTCTTTGAAGTCTTCTCTACCTCTTTACTGATACCTCTTAACATATTAACCATTGCTCGTTCGGCCTGAGTTATTCCTTTTAACCTCATTCCGAGCTCGACGGTCATTGATCCTATATTAGGCATGTTTGTTTCGTCTTTCTTTTATTTTGGCTTGAGTTGCCACTTTTTTATTCTGATGTTTCGCAAGTCCCAGTAAAATAGTCTTCATTTGTTCTACTGTTTGTTTTTTAGGCTCCTTCTCTCCTAACCAATCTGGCATAAAATCCAATACATCTACAGGATCTACCGGTTTCTTACCAGCCGCCCATTTCAAAGCAATGGTCAATATTAAGGATTGTAACCTTGCAAATCTAAACTCTTCCACCCATTCTCCTATTGGATCTATCCTATCCATCGCTTCCCATTCAGCGAGTTGATGAGAAGTTAATTGATCCAATAGGAAATCGGGATGGATTACTCCTATTTCCCTACAGAGTCTGAACTGGAATTGCCGACTTGGTCGGCTACGGAGTTTTTTATGATCTCCTCCTGATCCTTAGCCCCAATTCCGTTTAACTCATTAGCCTTTTCAATAATCTTTTCCAGACTCTTTGCTCCGATTGACTCACTGAACTTCAGATAATCCTCCGGTTTGAGAATCAGAATACCATTTTCATCACAGATGGTATTAACTGCTAACTTAGCTCGGAAGTTTTCCGTAGCCTGTTCATAACTGGCAACCAGTCCCGTTTTAGGATCTCTGATTTTTTTCAGCAATGAATTTTCAAACTTGTCACGAGCATTACCCGTCATTTCAGTAACGAATACATACTTGTCTTCTCCTAATTCTACTTTTTCTCTTTTCAGCTCTTCTCTTGTTAAAAGCTGATCTCTTGTCATTAATGTCATTGATTAGTCCTCCAAATTAATTGTTAATAAATAAAAAATCCCTGATTAGGATCATTAAACCACTAAGAACCTACGCTAACTTCCCCAGTGACTTTAATAGTTACATCAGCTGTAACCTTATCATCAGTTGGAATAGTTATCGGACATTCTGTAACCAGACCATTAAATGAAATAGTTGTTCCATCAGAGTCCGGTAGCTCAATAGAGTATGGTACGGCAGCATCATCCTCAAAATCATCTTTCATCAATGCCCATGTATCAATGGTAAAGTTCATATTGAGTACAACTGTCCCCCCATCCCTAAATCCCGCAATGAACTCTCGATAACCACCAGTAGAGTCCAATGAGGTTACATCAATAAAGTCCCTGGTCATTCCAGGACCTGTTATCGAATTTATTTCAGCAAGAGGCGTACCATTCCTATTAAAGACTGTTCCCACCCCTGCAAATGCTTTGCTCATAATTTACCTCCTTTGCAAATTAATATTAATAATAAAACGAACTCGTTGTCCATCATCCCAATCCAACATAGAAGGAGTGGAACATAGAATCAACGTATAAAAGGTTCCATTCCATGTCTCATTTGCCCGGCCATGTAATAGCTCCTTTATATCTCTAACTAAACTTTGCGCCTGTTGATAATCCCTACTTCTAACCATTATCTGAGCGCTCGTATATTCGTAAACTTCTCCATCTAAAGTCACAGGTGAATTACCTCCATATCTATCAAAAACAATTACTATGTTATCTGGATTCGGTGGCTCATGTCCTACAAATAAATTTTTAGCGAGTTCAAGATCCAAAGAACTTTCTGCTAACAACATATCCTTTATATCTTCAGAACAACACTGCATTTGACTCCTCCTTTCTTTGTTTCCACCATTTAGTTACGGTGTTCTTTAAATCTCCTATCAATAGAATAAGTAGATCCAATATAAAACTTACCATTAATTTTATTTAATATCCTATAAATAAACACAATATTGGGAGTATTCATATTATTTCAGTTTAATATTCTCTGCTATTATCTTTAACATATTGGGCTGTTGTTTAATAAGAGCCTTATAAAACCAAGATGGTCCAGATCCCTTTCTGGTCCAATGTATTTCCTTACCTGATTCAGTACCTTGCATTTCATGAACGTAAAGAGCATAAAAGGCACTATACCCCATAATTACGATAGGTCCCCCATTTGCTTTAGAGTTGGTAATCGCTCTCTTTTCCATATCAGATAAAATGGCACTATGTTCTCCTGCAACTCTTGCTCCATCTGGACCTGAAAAAGGACCTCCTGCTTCAGCCCTATGTTTCTTTCCTCCTCCTGCTACAATCTTTCCCCTTCCCGAAACCACAAACCAACTATTGATCAAATTACCAGTTCTTCTTGGAGTCTTAACATCACCATGTTCAGTTTCATTTCTGATTAAAGCAGCACATTTAAGTAATCCTGCCAAAGATCGTCCTTCAATACCTGAAACCTGTCTATTAAAAGCCATAGTCCATTTATCAATCGCCTGAATGTTTGATCGGGGGATGCCGTTAATGTCCAATCTGAAAAACTCCATTCCCATAACCTATCTGTATTGCCAAGGTGATAAAAATGCCCTTCTAATAAATTCAGTAGTTGATCTCATCCTCGGAAGTTTTTCAAACTGCTGAATTCTAAAAACAGTATCCATAGATAAAGGATCCTCTTCAGCTCCACTATCTAAATCATTCAAAGTTCCTAAGAATAAACATCCATTCTTATCCAAGTCCTGATCAACCCATACAATTCCAATATAAGAAAGAGATATTCCTCCACCATCCCAAGTCCTTAGTAATTGTTCCTTACCTTCCCAACGACAATCTATCTCTACGGGATCAGCATAATCAAATTTATTATATCCGTTATCTACTGGTGATCCCCAATATACTGCCTTTTGTACAAGGGAACTTCTATATGTACTCATTATACTCATTCGTCAAAGCTTTTAGGTACAAAAAATGTTGCAGCTCTTTTCCCTGATGCCGCAATTAAACCAGTAGTATCTAACATGCTAACCATCTGTCCATATGGGGTAGATTTTAAACCTTCTCCAAACTTAGTATTGGAGTATTCAACTTCAACCTCACCTACTTTCTCTCGAGAAGAAGGGCGACTGTGAATACTTGCAATAAAATGAGCTGCAAGATATTTTTCAATATCTTTCAACCGGCTTGCTGATAATCCACTACCACTCAGAATATCAGTAACAAATAAATGAGCTGATAAGATATATGGATCAACTTGGTCGGATGTTAAGGAGCATTCCTCCATTACTCCTATTACTTCATCTGGGGTTACATATGCCATCCTTCTTTCCTCCTACTTTTAATTAACCTTGGATCAATCGTTTCCACTATTTTACTGTTCCACTTCAAACCTAACCACTCAAGTGTTTCGTAGACCTGTTGATAATCGCCATGTACCATTCTTTCAGGCCAAACCTGTTTACAATTCACTCCGGCTTCAATCATTTCAACAAACTTCTTTTCATACTGGTGGGTCCACCACAACCAACCTTCCTCCTCAGTTTTAACCTTTATTCTAATCAGATTCGCCGGCTCCTTGAATACTCTCATGTATCCGGTTTTCATACAAGATTGAACAATATCAGAAGTCTTTCTTCTTACAATTATCCATCTGGCGTTTGGAAAAGCATAATGCCAAACTGGCCACATTTGAGTCATACGAGATCCTTTACATATCCAAGGTCCATCTTTATACCCTTCACTCTTTAATAGATTTAATATTAATTCATTCCAATCAACAGGTATTTTTAATGACTTAGTTTCTGGAAACAAAGATCCATTTGTATCCAGATAACTATCCATAATTAACTTAAACCCAATATTTTCATACATAGTAGAAACCATTCCAACATGCACATGACAAATATCAAATATCTTTGCAATCAGTGAACTTCCTGATCTTTCTACTCCTGTTATGAATATCGGTTGGTTCATAAGTAATACATATAATCATCACCAATTAACTCTTTTAACTTTACAAACTCAGGATCAGGAGTCATTCTAATTTCTGCTCTATGTCCCATTCCTATTCCTGATCTACCAGGTAATCCTTTAATACCCACCGCTAAATCCTTACCATTAAACAAATTAACCTTTCTGGTTTTAACTAATCTAAAGAAGTGCATATCTATAAAGGCTCTTGGTGTCTTACAAGCCATTTGGAAAATACCAAGCACCTCTGGAGTAAAGGCTACCTGAAAGAGACTTGCGTGCTTATCATTACCATTCCTCATCCATCCTCTGTATATTGGATTATAATATACGGTGTTAATTTGTCCAACCACGTCATACCCTTTTAACCTCTCATTCATTAAACGCAAGTATTGAGGAGAGTAATAATCATCATCCTCTATTATAAAAACAGCAGTTATATCTTCATATCTATTTACAACATTTATTCCTTCCAGTAAATTTCTTGCCTGAGTATTTCCTCCCACCTTCCATTTGGGAGTAGGATATACCTTCTGAATATTCCAATTACTTTTAAATATTAAAGGTATATTTTTAATACTGGTAGGAACTACATCATCGACAAGCACCCAAAGTACTTTACCAGCATAATCCT